ATCAATTCTTATAATGCTACTGGTTGATATAGGGGTGATATTAACCGCTAAATGATCTAATGATACATTTGTTTGAGTGTTAACAGCAGTGCTTGTTGTAGTCGTGTACTGTGTGCGTTGTATTTGCAACACAGAACCAGTGGGCATAACCGCAGAAGTGATTGCACCGCTTGCTAACTGACTCGAACCTACCGAACCAGTGGGTAATGAAGCTATTTGATTTGCACCTATTGTACTTAATGCCATTATGTAATCTCCAGTACAGACAATGTAACATCTGCCGCTGATGCTTGACTTGCTGTTATCCTCAAAATGTCAGAAGCATTCATCACAATCTTTTGATCGCCGCCAACTGCTACCAATGATGAGCCAACAGGGACAATGGCTGACTTCACAATATGTACATTGTCGCCATCGTTATTGATTAACTGTACGTTTACCGTGATTGAAACCGCCAATATGTTGGCAATGTTCAATCCGATAATTGTTGTTTCTGTCGCGCTGGGGCAGGTATAAACATCTGCGTTGGCTGTCCCCACTGCGGTGTCTGTAAATGTTTTAAATGCGTTAGCCATTTTTCTATCCCAATGCTATTGCGAATGCCAACGCATTCGGGTCTTGTTCTGTAAAGTTCTGCGCTACATTACTCGCATTGTTAAATATCATCTTCTCTGCTGGCAACGTGCAGAAAACAGTGCGAGTGCCTGATGTCCAGTTAACAGCGGCATCGGAGTTGCTAGACTGCAATATTGTGGTACGGGCCAAGGTTGTACCAGATGCAGTGTAGGTGCCGATACCTATCTCAAAGTCAGTTCCGTCTGTACAGCAATAGTATGTAGTATTTGAATTACCTATTTGACTGAAAGCTTCAAAACCACCTACTGCACCAGCAAGCGTATAAGTGCCTGTGCCAGTGGTAGTGGTAGTCTCTTTAATTCGGTCTTTCAGAACAAGAGCCATTACTTCAACTCTATTGTAAGATTCCCAGCGTTGATACGGAAGATATCCCCCGTAGCAATGGTCTTGCTTGCGTCCAGCGCACCGACAAACAGGATGTTACCGCTCGATGCTGCATCTACAAGAAATGCATGAGTTACGGTGTTACTAGTTCCACTTGATGCTGGAAACTCAATGTTTGCTGCATTTACAACTGTCTGTTGATTTGTACTAGCAGAAGCTAATGTCCAGTTTGCCGCTGTAACCTGTTGTCTTGCGTAAGACCCAAAGGTAGCCTCAGTTAAAGAACCAGCCTCCGCGTCAGAAACTGCTGTTGCCAAGCCAACATATATGCTGTCACCTGGGGTCGAGAATGAACCAGCATTGTTCTTGAAAATAAAACTAAGTATTTTATTCTCAAGGTAAGTGGTCGCTGCGTTACTTGTTGCCATTTGTTACTCCTAAGTCCTTGGCCTATTAGGTAAGCCCCTACGATTCGCATCTGAGTTTTCTCTGGCTTCTGCCAAATCCTTCAAACGCTGAATCTCCTGCGCGAACCTTTGTTCGTACAGTTGCATCATATCCTGCTCACCTTTCATGTAAGTATACGCTTCCACAAGTGAGCCGTAAAGAAGAGCGTTAGGGGCATTGTCGCTCAACCACGATGTTGCAGAATCTGCGCCAGCAGTGATACTGGCAGGTCTATAGTAGTAATGAAGCTCTACTGTGTAGTTGCTGTCTGGGGTGGGACTGACAACAAAATTATCTACGTCATAAATGCTGTAGTATTTTGGTCTAGCATTCGCGCCTGTGTCTATAGAATACTGCTGGACAAAATTCACATCTTTAAAGTCTAGAAATACTTTGTTTGACGCCGTTGTTATTTGCAAAGAAAACGGTGCAAGATAGTCTGATGGCACAGACAAAAAAGGGTCAGCATTTGTTAAAGCAGACGTAGCGTTTTTACGGAACAACTCAAGGTCAACAAGTGTAAAGATACGATCTTCTGCGCCACGAATGAACACAGGTAGATTTGTAACAAAAGATGTTTCAGTGTTTTCTGCAAAATCTTGGATAGCTTGTTTGAGTTGTGCGTATGTAAATGACATGTTACCTGCTCACTATACTATTGTTATGTTTCCAACCATGCTGCTGTGAACAGTGCACTGATACACCAACGAAGTGTCACTAGGTTCATGTGGCACAATAAACTGAGTTAGCCCGGTAGTGCTGTTAAAGTTGTCTGTAACTCCTGTTGTAAAAGCAGAGCCGCCATCAGATGTTCGTATCTGCAAAGGATGACTGCTGACATAAGAGGTGTTGTCGATTAAGTAAGTATGACCTTTGTAAAAGGTAAAGTTAGGGTTGTTACCAGCAGTAGCACCTGGACCAGAAAAGGTATAGGCAGATCCTGTAGCTGCTGTCGTTGTGTATGTGGTTGTTGGACCGCTAACTTCATCATTAAGCCGTATCCAATTGCCACCG